AGGAGGCCCCGTAGAGGAGCCTCCCCTTCACAGAGGTGACTAATGGCGACACTGAGACGCAATACACAATTATTAGACCTAGAGATCAACAGAGGCGGAACTTTCGTTCTTGAAATTGCGATGTTTGAATCCGACGAGGAGACGCCGCTAGACCTGGCCTCGTATACTACATTAATGCACATCAGAAAAACCATAGACGCTCCTGATGCTGAATTAGAACTGGATGATGCTAATGGGATAACCCTAGGAGGTGCTGAGGGGACCATAGCTGTAACTATAACGGCAGATCAGACTGATTTGCTGGAACCAGGCAGGCATGTATATGATCTTCTGCTTGTCAAGGACGAGAGTGTTGATAGGATTCTAGAAGGCAAAATCACTGTATTTCAGGGGGTTACACGATGAAACTGTTTATTACTAATAAAAAACCACTAGCGTTATCGGTTAGTGGGTCTGCAGGTCCTCAAGGGCCTATGGGACCAACAGGGCCAGAGGGACAGCCAGGTCCGCAGGGTATTCAAGGCCCGCAAGGTCCCCAAGGCGATACAGGTCCACAGGGGCCGCAGGGACCACAAGGGGACACGGGGCCGCAGGGACCACAAGGGGACACGGGGCCTCAAGGTATACAGGGAATTCAAGGTGATCAAGGACCAATAGGTCCGGCAGGTCCTCAAGGCGACATCGGGCCAACTGGGCCGAAAGGGGATACAGGAGACGTGGGTCCTCAAGGCATTCAGGGACCAGTGGGACCAGCAGGTTCTAGCTCCCCTATTATCAGGCATTGCGCGTACAACAGCGGTACTCAGGTTATTGAGATAGACGCGCCTATCGTGTTAGATTTCGATACCGTGGTGTACTCAGACCCCGGTTTTACTAACGTTGGTGGCGCTGTGACAATAGCTAATGCAGGCTATTATAAAATCACGGCAGAGGTCACAATTGACATGGTAGAGGGCACTAGCCGTACGGCATCACTCTGTTATATACGAAAAAACAGCACGGAAATCCCAGGGACTAAAATGTATGGCTATCATAGGACAGCAGATAGAGGTGCTGACACAATGACGGCGACTATTATAGCGAATCTAGCAGCTAATGATGTTGTAGATGTGGAGTGCGAAATCTACGATTGGGGTCTCCCCATTGATACACGGGCTCAGTCCTGTAGGCTACTGATTGAATCTATCTAGGGGGATATATGTTACCGTATAACACCGACAAAGATCAGATCGCGTATTACGGCATGCCAGGCACGCGACAAACATTTATATACCCTAGATACCCGCTGAGGCTAGCGTGGAAACCAGAGGTTCAGGTGTCGCGCATCAAATGCCATGAGCTAGCATCTGAGGATTTACAGAACGCCCTAGATGGTATCTGGCTCGCGTACGGTAGGGATCGTATTATGGAGCTGGGATTGGATTTATTTGGTGGAACGACAAACGTGAGGAGGATACGAGGAGGGACGAAATGGTCTAGCCATGCTTTTGGTTCAGCTATCGATATTCACCCGTTAGGTAATCGCCTGAGCTGGGGTAGGGAGCGGGCATTGTTTGCTCAGCCTGAGTATGAAATGTTCCTCGATATAATGGAATTGCATAATTTCGCTAGTCTCGGTAGAGCTAAAAATTACGACTGGATGCATTTTGCTAGAGTGAAATATACGTAATTTATATAAGCGGAAGCGCCCTCATTGCGGGGCGCTATGCCGTTATGCTCCTCAGAAATTAGTTTCAAAAACAGTCACACCTAAGCATCTTGCCTTCCTTACCTCCTCTTCTAGATGTGCTCTTTCTGCCATATTCATTTCCACTTCCAGATCATTCGGATTCCACTCCTCGGTTTCCTCCAATTGATCCCATTCCATTTCGTAGTATTTTGGGTCTAGTACTAACTCGTTCATTTCCTTTCTCCTATTTTCTCTCATTGTCCGTAGACTGTTTTAACGAACTCACTGGCGGCGTTCTGTAGCGCCTGTTTTTCCGTCACCTGTACCTGTATCGTGTTTGCCTCGTAAACCTCGCCGTTAGGCAGCATTGAGATTGTAGAGCATCCTAATACGACTCCACTGATTACTAGTGCTACTAATGTTGTTTTCATTTCCGTGTTCCTTTGTTTGTTGAGTTGATGGTTCTAAGATACACCTGTCTTATTCAGAATGCAAGCTTTTTTTGGACTAATTTTACGCTACTTTTCTCAGGCAATAGCTTTGCTCAAGGAGCATATAGGAGAGAGAGCTTATTCTTATGCTTTATAGTTATCTTAAGCGATCGCTGAAAGCGAGAGCGCTTACAGCTTTACTTATTGCTTACTTCTTATGTTTTATAGTTATCTGAAGTAATTTATTCTTTATAGTTAAGATCAGCTAGTAGCTGTTGCCGTTGATGTTGTTTGTGCTGTTGCTTGTGATTGTGTCTTTAAGGGTAGCATATTTTTCAGCAAAAGTCAAGCTTTTATTTATATCAATACGGAATAAGCACATAACTAATGTGATATAGCTTTATTGCTTCCCATTGTCTTCCTCGGCTCGTTCGCTGCGCTACTCGCGCGTATATATATAAGGAGTGGATAGCGTACAACAGTGGCGCAGGAATTTAATGAAATAAATTTAGAATAACTGTTGACAACGATAGACTGGTGGAGTAGTATTCGAATTGTCAGAGCAGTACACACAAACAACCAGGAGCACTAAAAATGAGAGCGACAAGAGAAAATCAAGCAATTATGGCACGCAAATCCCAGCTAGTTGATTATGATTATACGTATGAGCAAAGAGCCAAAGTAAATGCCATTAAACGAGCCAACGCGGCCAAACAAGCCGAGTATTACAAGAAGGGTACCGGCAGTAAGAGTGACCTAGGAGCGGCTGAAATGGCCCCTGTCAGCGCTAAATACACTGCTGACCGTATCAAAGCGATGTACAAAGCGCCTAGCATCACTGAGATTCAAGCGAAAGTACGCAAGCGCAACGCGGCACGTATCCAGGCTATGTTGGACGCTATCAGAGCAGAGCCTAAAAAATGGGTGGAATTACAGCAGAAAATCATTGACAATGAGAATGCAGCGATGTATCATTTAAACCATGACAGCAAAGAAGTAAACGAGTACACAGACTACACTACACTGATTCAAGGATTCTACGATGAACATTTTAATGACAATAGCTGAGTTATCCATTCTGTTAGGCTCACAGTACTTAGTCTTCATATTAGCAAGATTCGCGCTTGGGGCGCTCATGACAGGTGAATTTAGGGAGGAATACGACTACGCAATAGGTAACGCTAGGTTTAACAAGAAGTACGACAGGTTGGCCCAAGGGTCCTACATTAAACGATTGATAAAAGGTAGATAAATGACAGACATTATAGTGGCATTATTGATGATTGCGGTTTGGGCCCTATCGGTAGTAGTGGCGGTTACAGCATCGCTAGTGATTGTATCCATCATTGACTACTACGAGACTAACCGAAACAAGCAGAGTGGGTGATTCAACTCCCTCAATTTGAGGAAGTTGAGGATAATCAGTCACTTAGCCCAAACAAGAAGACAAGAGTGTATATTTTTGAAGGCGAGCAGGGTAAACGCGATAACGACGTAAGTGACAGGGCCCAAAACTGGACCCTGTTGATTATAAAGGATTTTCTATAGAGTATAGGAAGGATAACGGTCAAACTAATGCTATATATCTGGACAAAGAGTTAGTCATGACTCTAGTGACAGGTTACAGCATAAAATTACGGAATGCAGTCATACAGAGGTGGCAAGAGTTAGAGCAGCAAGTGGCGCAACCTAAAATCGAGTTCACACTTGAACAGGCGTTGCAGATTGCACTAGATAAGGAGCGCGAGAATAAACAGCTTACAGACATCAATACGCGGCAGGCAGAGAAACTAGAAGCTGACGCGCCTAAAGTGAAAAGCTTTCAGGCTTTGATGGATTCAGACGGAATGTTTAGTAATGCAGTGGCAGCCAAGAGTGTAGGCGCAGGCGTAAAGCGCTTACTAGGCCGGTTACGCGCTCATGACCATGTATTCAGACATAACGCGCTACCAAAGCAGCATTTAATTGACCAAGGTCTATGCAAGGTAGTGACAAACAAGGAAGGATATAGTAGTATTAGATGGACGCCTAAAGGTTTGGATTGGGTGACTAAGTTTTACGCTGAGTCTAGTAAGGCCCGGCCAAACAGGATTGTGGGAGAATTGCCGTTTATGAAACGACGTGCAGTACCGATGACCAAACGTTTTCACTAGAGGATAACATCATGAAAGTATTACAAGATTTCGCACCTAAAGGCGCTATTTGGAGGGTTACAGACATAGACGGGCAACCTAAATTCTTCTATTCCCGCAAGAATGCCCAGGCTTTCGCGAAATATACCCGGTGGTTTGTGACCCTTGTTCCGATAGAGCAAACAAGAGCGAGTACGAACAATGTACACAGTTGAGTATCCAGACTTTTTACGTAATGCCGCAGCGTATGACTGCGGCTATGTCATCACTAGCGTAGAGTTAGCAGAGTGGCTAACGATGGATCATGATTACGTCATTGACGCTGCTTCTATGCTGTTTAATGTGGACCCGCTAGACACAGCGACATGCAACAACAGCTACGATGGGTTAGAGCTGTATCGAGCTAAGAAGAATGTACTAATGCGGTTCGATTTTCGACGGGCAGGTGTACTGATTGAGCTGATGCGCGGGCAAACATCATGCGTGTGACTGCGGTGAATTTCAAGGATAATAGCGTGCGGCATGAAATGCTACCAAGCAAAGAGGAGGACCCCTCCCTAGGTACGGTTGGAGTGGTTATAGCGGCCCTACAGGCGTATGGTATACTGACACACGAGGGCGAGGTTAAAAGCGAAATATGGGACGGTTGGAGGCTTGTATTAAGCCAGGGTGATGTTAGGGATGACGTGCAAGAGTGAAAAAAGGGTTGACAGGCAGCCTATAGTACGAGACACTACTCCCATGCTGAACGAACAAACAAATTAACTGAGGATACGAAAATGATTGATAATTTTTATTATGTTGATGCTAACAACGAGGGCAAAAAGCGGATCACTAGAGTTCGAGACGATTATATGGACGCTATCGATGCTATTAGATTGCGAGCAGAGAATGCTCGTAGAGTAAATGCGAGTATCGGATACGATGATGTTTTCCAGATGACACTAACTAATTAGGGGCGACATGAAACGGGAACAGGCTAACAGATTTATTCTTCCGTATACCAATAAAGCCGGCGATACGTTAGACATGGAGCCATCACAGGCTGCTGAAATGAATAAGAGTGTAGGTAAGGAGATGGGATACTGGATTCTAGATAGTAACGAACTACTGAATAGGAGAATGAAATGAGTGAACTAAAGTACACTAGCAGAAAAGTAGCTGAGGTTACAGGCAAGATACACAAAAATGTAATACGTGATATAGAAAAACTTCTTAATAATCAAGAAGTCAGCGGGCTCACTTTTGAGCCGGGGTCATACGCAGATAAGCAGGGCCAGTTGAGAACTGAATACCTAATGGGCGAAAATGATCTGTACTTGCTGATCACCGGTTACAAGCCTGAGCTAAGACAGAAGGTAATCAACTCTTGGTTAGCTTACAAGAATGGCGACATCAAGGAAGGCGACAAGCTAGCCGCCGAAGCCGAAGCCTTGGCAGATGTTAGGCAGTTCATGCGAGAGGATTGGGTAACGTTTCAAGAAGCGGTTGATGCAAACATCAACTCGTTGCAACTCAATGCTAGGTTCGCTTACGCCAGCCTCGCCAACTTGGTATGTAAGGCAGTGACAGGCGTATCCGCCACACAATACAAGAAAGAGTTTGGGCCAGTGCGTGACTCGATGCTAGAGAACCACGACCCTAGATTGCATAAACTGAACAGCATGACAGGTCAGATGATAGGGTTAGTTAAAGCAGGATTGAATTACGAACAGATTAAAGAGGTTATGCAGAAATGAGCTTAGCTATAGAGAAAATGACTACCGCTCTACGAGCTATAACAGAGGCGGGCGAGTATCTGATTGATGCACGAGAATACATCGACGAGCAACTGCTGGCAGATGCTGATTACATTCAGATGAAAATAGAACATCTGTACAGCGATCTAGAGAACCAAATCATGGCAGATTGGGAAATTGAACTAGAGCGAGGTAAACTAGAATGAAAAAACTATACACCGAGTTAGTGGATAACCAGGAGTTCGCGTATTGTGGCGTACAGTTACGACGGGTAAACAGGTCTAATGCTGTAACAGTCAATGCGCCACCCCGTATTTGGGTCATGCGAGGATGCGAGCGAGTTGAAACTCTAGAGGAATCTGATGACGATGCGTTTTTTGACTGGGGTATAATACCATGATTATCGCAGGAGTAGACCCAGGGTTGACAGGGGCTGTCGCAGTTATAAATTTCGGGAAGAAGCGGCAACTGATTGACGTTATTGATTTTCCATTAGTAGTCGAGGGCAACCATAAGATCCTTGACATACGCGAGATTTCGTGGAAGCTATCCCAGTACCATATAGATTTGGCAGTCATAGAGCGCATACAGGCGACGCCAGGAGACGCTAGACACGTAGTATCATTCGGGAAACTGATGCGCTCATTCGGCGTATTAGAGGCCCTCATGTATCTGGTAGCCGATAGATACGTAACAGTGCCACCGAAAACATGGAAGACACGATATGGGCTAAGTAGCGACAAATCCACTAGTTTGAATCTAGTGAGAAAACTATATAACGACGACAAAAGGTTTAAAAGAGTAAAAGACCACAACAGAGCTGAGGCCGCGCTACTGGCAGAGTACGGCTATGAGTATGTAGGGCATTAATTCGAGAGTTTTAACAACAATAGAGGGTAATACAATGGAATACGATCTAATGATTGCAGTAATGTTGACAGCCGCGCTGTTAGTTGCGTGTTACGGTGGAGGTTCGTGATGCACGCAGCAGAAAAAATATTAACTGTTGTTTTTGTGATAGTGATAGGTATAAATGTAGGAATAGTGATAGGTACGTACATGCGGCCAGAGTATATGCTGGGCGCGTTAGTGTTTTTTAATGCCGTCAAAATGACGCGTAGAGCAAACAAGGAGATGCGCTAGATGAATATATTTGTTATTGGAGACAATCAGATACGGCCTGAAGATGACACGCTTTTCCTGGAATATATAGGCTACTATATCGTAGATCACCAACCCGAGATCGTCGTAAACCTGGGTGATTTTTGGGATATGCCTAGCCTCAGCATCTACGACAAATGGCGTAAAAAAATTGAGGGAAGGCGTTTCGTTCTCGATACGAAAGCAGGTAACGACGCTCTTGCTCGTTTATCCAAACCCATACTCGAGGCGGATGGGTACGACCCTGAATTACATATGCTACTTGGCAATCATGACGGCGGTAGATGCGCGACAGCAATGGAAGCGGACCCACAGCTACATGGTGCGTTAGACCCGAAACGCTGGTTTTATATTGAGCGAAATGGTTGGCAGCGGCATGAGTTTTTACATCAGCTAGTTATAGAGGGTATAACATTTAGCCACTATTTCGCTAACCCTAATGCTAAAGGTGCGATAGGCGGTACTCCCCAGAACAAACTGAATAAATTGAAAATGAGTTTCGTTATGGGTCATCAGCAGGGTGTGGGCTACGCTCAGGAACCACTCAAAAACGGGAAAACGTTACATGGACTAGTATTAGGTAGCTGTTATGAGCATGATGAGGAGTACCGTGGGCCTCAGGATCAGAATCATTTCCAGGGGTGTGCAATGCTGCATGATGTCCATGACGGTGAGTATGATTTGGAACTGGTGAGCCTAGAACGCATAAAGAGGATGTATTCATGAATACCGCGGAATTGCTTGAGTTGCATGAGGGGCTCACGACTACGTGCCTAAACATTATGAAGACGAAAAATCACGACTACTCGCGCGAGAATGACGCGCTGAGCAACTTCAAAGACGGCGCTAGCGCTATTGGCATCCACCCTGTTAAGGGGTTGTTGCTGCGGGTTATGGATAAAATCGGGCGCATCAACTCATTCTGCGACAAAGGCGAGCTTAAGGTAGAGAATGAGGGTGTAGAGGATGCCTTTATGGACATCCTTAATTATATGGTGTTGGGCGTAGCTTTAGTTAGAGATTGCGAGAAAACCGAAACAAACACCAGGGGGTGGTATTTCCAAAGGGTTCCATTTTCTTACGGCACTTACGTAGTCCCGGCGGGTATGAAACCCGTCAGCGCTATGACGGAAGGCGGGGAGGAGGTCAGAATACAGCGGTACGTATATGACAAAACAAAATATGTATTGTTAGGCGGTGATTTCGCGCTAGGGCTTCCCGTCCTTGTAACGTTCGATGTGGATGAATCATGATGAGTTATTTAAAACTATTCAGCGAGCTAAAAACGTGGTACTACTGGACACTCGATGACAGTAACTGCTACCCGCAGTGGTTTAAATCAATAGGGATTGAGTGTAAACTAATGCAGAGTGGAGACATCATACCGGCAACTAACCCAGATACCCCACCAACTAAAGAGGTGTGGGCTGCTGAGAAATGTATGAGCGCATTGAAACGTTTTGATGAGCAGCTATATGCTGCTCTGATGGGGATGTTTGCTGGTCCTGACGGGTGTAAGCGGTGGGACCTAGCAAAAGAACACGGCTATAATGGGGAGCGTAGGCACCTAACGGGTAGAGCCTGCCTAGGGTTAGAATTCGTTAGACACTATGCTAAAACACATCAACTAGATGATGGCACGGGCATATGAAAAAATACATTCAGGCATTTTCTCATGCCGGTTTTGATATGTTCCCACTGATACCAGGGGGGAAAGAGCCAGCATGCAGATGGACAACAGAGGCAACTAGTGATATAGAGGAGATGCGTTCGCTGTTTAGTGGCGTAGGATCAACAGGTTACGGCATAGCAACAGGGAGACGTAGTGGTATTTTTGTTGTCGATGTTGATGTCAAAGATGGGGCCGGTGGCGTAGACTCGTGGGATGACCTATGTAGAGAAAACGATTACTCGCCTGACACACTAACAATCAAAACAGCAAGCGGCGGATTTCACTATTATTATAGTTATCCTGTTGACATAGCAGGTCATATCCCTAACAGCGCAGGATCGCTGGCTGCTGGCGTTGATATACGCGGCGATGGTGGTTTCGTAGTTGGGCCAGGCTCAGTCACCGAAAAAGGCGAGTACGATGTAATATGCGGTGATGCGGCAGAAGAAGCGCCTATTTGGCTCATCCAACGAGTAGAAAAATCTGAGAGCGCAGCCGTCGATGGCGGCGTGTGCTACACTGCGAACGAAAAACTCGATATTGTAGACGCGTTGCAACATGTTGATGCTAGCAATTATGATGTGTGGGTGAAAGCGGGGATGATCTGCAAAGATGCAGGTCTTTTCGATGAATGGGATACGTGGTCAGCTACGGCCAGAAATTACGGCGGTGCTGATGTGTGCGCAAAACACTGGAACTCATTCAACTCTGGAGGTGTGACAGCAGACACTCTGTATTTCTGGGCACGCGAGAATGGTTGGCGTGGACGAGTAGAGATACCGGAACCGCAAGAAGAAGCACAGGTGAGCAAACTAGGCGAAACCATCAGTTTCAGCCAAGTTATAAACGCTATTCCCGGCGGCGTAAAAGAGTTATACGACTATTTCTTATCTATTCAGGCTAAACATCAGCCTGGTTTCGCGTTAATCAGCGCCCTCGCCGTGTTCAGCGTGTGCTCTGCTCGACGCTACGTGAGCAGTGAGCGTAACACCACAGATATGTTTTTCGTGGTGCTGGGGGAGAGTGGTTGCGGTAAAGAAAGCGCGATAACTACGGTGAAAAACGCTGTTGACGATGCTGGTTTAGGCCGCGTGTATTGTGGTGGCTATCAATCTGCTGGCGCGGTGCTCAGTGAGCTGTTATACCAGCCCGCTCATATAGCGCTAATCGATGAACTAGGTAGGCATCTATCGACGGCTGGAAGCAACGTAAACAAGACTGAGGCACTCACGACGCTGATGGAATTGTTTAGTAAAGGTGTCTCTAGCTACACTCCTATGAGTTACAGCCTGGTGAGTGAATTTCGGAAAAAAGAAACCAAAGGGGAGGATACCGCAGGGTTATCACCCGACATGTTCACAGTCTACAATCCTGGCGTATCTATGTTAGGTGCGACAACTACAAGTGCGTTTTATGACGCTCTGAGCAGCGGTTCACTAACAGATGGTTTTGTTAGCAGATTGCTAGTGTATCGCAGTAAAGAGGGGAGGCAAAAACGCATACCAGGAAAATGGCGTCCTATGAGCCAACATCTAGCTGACACGCTACTCTACATAAGAAGAGGGGAACCTAGACACAAACCTGCATTTGACGACTATAAACAGCGTCCCTCAATGGTACCTGTTAGCGTGAGTACTGAGGCTCAAAACGTTTTCAGTAAACTAGAGGATCATGTTATACGACTGCAAGATAAGGCGGGCGAGAAACTAGCAAATGTTCTAAATAGAACAGTAGAGAAGGCCATGCGAATTGCTACGATAGCAGCTATTGCAGATGAGCATGACAAGCCGGTAATCACAGAGGCTCACGCACGGTGGTCGTGTATGCTAGCCCTCCACTGCGATGAGTCTCTGCTGGTAGATGTTTCTGAGAATGTAGCTGACAACAACACAGAGCGAGATAAGAACGGGTTATTGTCCATCATACGTAGCAGCGGCGATAGCGGAATCAGCAAAGCATCGCTTATACGCAACAGCAAGTGGTTGACTAGGAATAGCCGTATTGATTATCTGAATGAACTAATAGAGTGCAGTTCTATTCAAGAAATCAAAGAGGGTAAAAAAACACTATATAAAGCAAATTAGCACTTGCGTCACAACACTAACTAGTGTACTATAGTCTTACAGTAACAAAACGAGGTGAAGATGATCAAGAAAACAAACAATCCAGGCAAAAACCTAAGCATACTAATTTACGGTGAGCCTGGCAGCGGAAAGACGCCACTTATAGGCACGTTACCAGGGAGTGTTTGCATTTTAGACACTGACCATGGTTTGCTCAGCCTACAGGACCTAGAGGTTGATTTCATTGAATGTAACACGCTGGATGAGGTTAGAGCGGGCTTTTTGGAGGTTAAGCAAAGCGGCTACGACTGGATTGTGCTAGATAGCGCTACGGCACTAGGCAATATGATTCTGCATGAAGAAGAGCAGATTATAATCGACGCGGCCTGCTCTAAGAGGAAAGGGCCGGTAGGCAACCCGATGGAAGGCGTTGACTTGCGGCAGGCGTATCAAGCAACATCCAAAAAAATGGATGGCGTCATCCGGGCGCTAAAAAGTAGCGGAATGAACGTCCTGGTATTAGCAGGCATGGAAAAGAACACAGATCAGGTTACAGGGGTGAAGGAGTTGGGGCCTATGGTTCCGGGGCGGGCATACGCTAGTCAGTTTCCAGGTTGTTTTAACGTGATTATGAGGGCTATCAGAGACCGCTATGAGGATGGGACGGAATACACCTACTTACAGTGTAGACACGGAAATAAAGCGATTGCGAGAGATCGCAGCGACAAACTAGATCAATATGAGGTGCCAGAGGCCGGGGAATCGTTCCCGTCGCTTGCTGCACTGGTAGCTAAAATGAGAGGCAAACATGATTTCACTAGACGGGTTTAGAAGATTTATAACTGACGATTATGGGACGCAAAGAGTTGTCGACGGAATCACGCTGACTGCGTGTGGCAGTGGTCCCATGATTCAGTTTTCCGAGTTGTATGGGCCGATGGAGCAAGAGCATGAAGTAAGAAATAGGTTGTATAAACGATACATATATGCACGCAACTTAGACCACATCACTACAGACTAATGGGGTATTAGACATGAGATTAGAAATTAATTTTGACCGTAATTTAGACGACGTTGTTGATCCTTTTGCGCCTCTTCCCGACGGCGAGTATGACGCGGTTCTAGAGGCCATGGAAGATAGAGACGGTGTTTTTGTGTTACCAATGAACCTTGATGACGGGAATGGAAACAGCGGTAAATTCTGGGACTACTTTCGCGTGTATCATGAGAAAAAAAACGTAGCAAAAATCCACGTTGAATCGTTACAACGGTTGTGTGTGGTGCTAGGATTTGCAGAGATTCCCGAGGACGGTGATGATTTCGCGGGTAAAGAATGTAAGGTGAAGCTGCGTACTAAAGGCGAGTTTCAGAACGTTCAGCGATATTTCAGCGCAAAGCAAGGTCAGCAAGCAGCAGCTAAACCGGCAGCTAAGCCAACTATACGGCCTGCACCAAAACCAGGGCCTGTCGAGGTCGTAGACCTAGAAGAAAACATACCATTCTAACCAACCGGAAAAGCAGGGGCTTTGACCCCTGCTGAGGCGCATATGAAACTAAACATTAAACCAACAAATACTATACATCAGACTGTACTAAAGGCGCTTGAGGAATCACAGAGCATTAGCCACGGCTCGAATAGGTTAGGCGTATCAGGTGCGGGCAATGAGTGTGCAAGACAAGAGTGGTATAAATTACGGTGGTCTGAGTACGAGCAGGTTGGTGGGCGTATGGCGCGACTATTCGAAACCGGACATCAGCATGAAAAAAACATTGTAAATGACCTGAAAAGGGCCGGGTACCGGGCTATTCCGTTAGACCCCAAAACAGGTAAACAGTTTGAATTTACGGCGCATGAGGGGCAGGTCGTATGTAAAATAGACGGCATAATACGCGGGAACGGGTTAGATGAATGGCATATACTAGAGATCAAAACGGCTAATCGTTCATCATTCAACGCCGTTGTTAAAAACGGTATGCAAAAGAAAAAAGTTGCCCACTACGCTCAGGTTCAACTAGCTATGCTGTACTCTGGATTGAAGAAAGCAGTGTACATCATGGAAAACAAGGATACCTCTGATTTACATAGCGAGATAATAGAGTTTAACGAGCGGGAATCCACGTTTCTAGATGAGTTTGTAATACCATCTATACTAAACGATGACGAACCACCGGCTAGGCTACACGATGACATGGACAAATACCCGTGCTCATTCTGTAAATTCAGGTTCATCTGTCATGAGGAAGAGCCGCCTCGCGTTAATTGTCGCTCATGTGAGCACGGCTCTGCTATGTATGAGAGAGTTGGCAGTGATTATAAAGACAGTCACGTAACTTTCTGTAATAAACACTCGCAACCCAGATCGATATATGAGACATTAGAGGCATGCGATGATTATGAGACGAAAGAATCTTACAACATAGATTGAGGTGATAAAATGAAAAAACAGCAACTCTACGTGAGGCAAGATAATCGCTTCTTTGTTTGCAAGGAGGTGAATGGTGTGGAGCACGTAGTAGGCGTCATTTTCAGGCATCAGTTAAAAGGCGGTAGGTCAGTATCAGAGTTAATAGAAAGCGGCGAATACACGCCGCTGAACAAGACTAGATGGCAGTAATGAACAAACCACAGCACACGCTATACCTGGACTGTGAAACGGCGTTTTCAACAGGCTATAGTTTAACATGCTTGAATTACAGTCAATATGTGAATAGCGATAAGTTCGCTTATATGGGGCTTAGTTACGCGCTCGATGATGGGCCGGTACAGTGGTGTTTCGGTGATGAAATCGAGAAAGGGCTAGACTTTATACGTAGCGTGGCTCATGATTGCATTGGGGTAGCGCATAACATGTACTTTGACGGCGCTATCCTGGCGTGGCAGGAAGGGATACAGTTCCCGCGCTATGAGTGTACTAAAGCCATTTCTAACTACGTGCTACCTGCTATGCCCGGTAGTCTAAACGCCCTAGGGACTATGCTAGGCTACAAAGGACCGGCGAAAGAGGAATTGTCGGTTGGGTTGACGAAAACGTACAATAAAAGACTGGAGGATCTGAATGAGGAAGAGCGGGAATCACTGAAAGTGTATGGTGTTAATGACACAGAGATACTGCGGTTCATACATAAGAAGATGCGCCCTCTGATGCCTGAAAAAGAGGCTTACCTAATGCATCACACGCTAAAAATGGCATTTAATCCTCATTTAGAGTTCGATAAAGAGCAGGCAAACAAAGCCAAAGAGGATGAGTTTAAACGCCGTGATGAGCTTTGTGCTGCTATTGGTGTCACGCCTGAGCAACTGAGGAAAAATGATTTCACAGTTGATTTGCTCACAAAAGCAGGGGCCAAACTAAAACAAAAACCCAACAAAAACGGTGAGTTGAAATACGTTTTGAGCAAAACTGACAATGAGCTGCTGGATCAAGCAAACGGCAATGAGCAGGTAAGAGCGATACTAGACGCTCGTTTTGCGTCACAATCCAGCATAATTGGTTCGAGGTTAAACAAACTAGAAAAGTCAGTAGCTTGTCACAACGGCAAGGTGCCTATATTCTATGTTTACCACGCTGCGCACACGGGCAGGACTGGTGGCTCAAATGGCGTAAACATGTCTAACCTGCCCCGCAAAGGAGGCGTTAGGGAAAGTATAGTTGCACCAGATGGCGAGACATTAGTCATAGCGGATAGCGCTGGCATCGAGGCTAGGCTTGCAGCCTATCTTGTTGATGATAAAGAGTTTACAGAGCTGTATAAGAATGGCGGGGATACGTATTGTGCACTAGCGTCTAAGATTTTCGGGCGCGAGATAACTAAAGCAGACAGCTACGAGCGTATGTTAGGGAAGGCGTCTCAGCTTGGCCTTCAGTACGGTATGAGATCAAAAACGTTCGACAAAACGCTGAAAAGCGGGTCCTTGACTAACGGCGATCGCGTATTTCTGCCCATCGAAAACGTGAGGGGGATGGTTAAAACGTTCGATACGGCTCACCCAAAATACACTGAGTCATGGGCATTTATGGACACAGCGTTACGGTGGCTGGTGACAGGGGAGCGAAATCCAGGATGGCGCAACCTGAAATTCAAGAAGGAGGAGATCATATTACCGTCGGGTAGGAGCCTCTATTATCCGGGTCTAGGGGCCAGGCGAGGTGCAAGGAAAGCTGAATACTACTGGGGTGACCCCATAAAATACGTACACGGTTCTAAGGTGTTTCAGCGTATCATTCAGGCGCTAGCGCGTGACATCGTAATGAATCAAATGATAGAAGTCGAACGCAGGATTAAACGCGGTGACATGGCTGGTAGAGTAGTTATGCACGTCTACGATGAGGTGACAATAAGCGTAGCCGAGCATTTAGCAGAGGAGACATTAGAACAGTTGATGGAAATAATGCGTATAGTGCCTTCTTATGTTGAAGGTTTACCGCTGGATTGTGAAGGAACCATAAGTAAACATTTTCTTAAATTCTAAAGGTATGAAATGAGCAGAGAATCGTAGACAGGCTTTTTGTGTTACGTTATCAATCTAATACATTCGCGTTAAAATGATACATGTTTGCGTTAAAATAATACACGATTGCGTTAAAATGATACATACTACGGTCAGGGACGACTGTGAAATCAGCATAAAAAACAGGTTGGCGGAATGAGCGATTGTACAAAAAAGCAACAGACTTATCAGCAAAACTGATCAATAGAGGGTGAAACACGGTAATTCATAAGAAAATTAAATACATCACTAACTGTATGATAAAGAACGAAATAAAAAAATAATTTAGCTAAAATCGTACAAAAAATAAACAGATGCTATTGACAAGGAAAAAAAAGGTGTTAAGCTACGTAGTAGTAGTGAGAGAAGGGGGGATCTAGGGGGGATGAGAGCTAAGCGCTATGCAGTTAAGGCTGAGCGGCGCAGCCGCGCAAGCCGATAAGTGAGTAGTTACTTGTTACTTGTTACTTGTTACTTGTTACTTGTTACTTGTTACTAGCTTATAGCTTATAGCTTATAGCGAACGAGCAACAGCGAGTGAGCTGTAGGAGATTACCACATGCACTATAAGAGACTGCATCAGTAATACAACTAGATAACACTGCAAAAACACTATAATTGATTATACAGACTAGGCAGAGCATTTAGTGGTATTACTAATTCAGTTTCGCGTGTTTACACACGCTCACCAATATATAAGGGGTTAACATGATAGATAATATATTAGGTTCCGTGCTAGGCGGATCAGCAAGTAAAGTAATTGATAGCATCGGCAGAATCATTGACGATGTTCACACAAGCAAAGAAGAGAAAGCAGCGCTACAATTAGCAGTGGATAAGCTTAGGCAACGTCCTCAAGAATTACAGCATGAGCTCAATAAACTACAGGCGGAACATAGATCAGCGTATGTAGCTGGTTTCCGGCCCACAGTAGGTTATGTAGGCGCTGCCGCATTAGCGTTCGCGTTTATAGTTAACCCTATGGCGGTATGGTTTGGGCTGGAGCCAGTTGAGGTTCCTATAGATGCTGCGTTCGAGTTAGTGATAGCAATTTTAGGCATAAGCGGGTTACGAACTATCGAGAAAGTGAAGGGAGCCGCGAGATGATGAGTAAACGGACATGGATAACGTAACAGAACGAGTAATAAAGAGCATCACATCTAAACTGTTTTATACAGTAGCGTCAGGTGCTATTGGTTTAGTTGTGTATGGTGCTACTGAGAAGCTACACGACCTAGAGGAAGTTGAACGACGATTAAATAACACTGTGACCGCAACGCATTTCAATCAGACGATGGCTGATCTACGCAGCGACGTAAAACAGAACACTAGTCGTATGGACGCGCTAATTGGCCTGGTGCTACAGTCAAGAATGGAACCAACAATACCTGCTGCCTCTAAAGATATTCAGGTCAATATGACAACAGGTGACGAGAATAACTCATGATTGAGATAACTATCGATGACACGGCGCTACGCTCTACGAGGCAACAGGTCGCCATGCTAGATAGTGCTGTAAAGAAGGCAAGACGTAGGGCGCTGAGGGACACACTAAGGCGTTCTTCTGCTATCATCAAGACGTATGTAGATAAAGAATATAAAGCGCCCGCTAAGTATTTCCGTAGACTAGTGAAGACGCGGGTAGGTAGAGACGGAAGCGGTACTATATGGATGAGCGGCAGGGAACTAAACTATGCTATATTCCTACCTAAGTTCAACATGGGTCGCTGGAAGTCCCGTAACGCTAGACGCCTGAAACCAGGGTATAGAGGCCAGCATGGGCTAAAAGTGAAGCTGAGGCCAGGGTATACAGAAAGGATGGAAAGCGCATACGAGATACCAGTAGGACCAGGTAAGAGCGTGGTTTTGGTGGATGGTGTAGCAAGTAACACCATAGGCATAGCGTCTATAGTAGAGGATAACAGACGGGAAATACATGCTGCGTTGTTAGCATACATGAACGCTAGATACGAGTATTGGATTAATCGCTACCTAGAGAACATTCTAGTTGGTGTATGACTCATGCTAGGGATGTATGAGAGAATGGATGCAAATAACAGGGATTCCGAGACCATCTAAGAGGTAGCATAATGAGAAAGCGTACAACTCTGGCGGCAGGTATTCTAGGTGCCCTAGCTGGCACGTCGGCCTATGCGGACGTGTCATTCTATGACGGTTTCGAGTCTGGAGTATCAGATGAGTGGAGGTTACAGAATTGTGAATCACACTCCCTCAGAACAGTAACAGAAGGTGAGTCAGGGGCACCTAAGCCACGATCTGGTGATAGTATGGCCAGGTTTGAATTACGGCCAGGCGACAGAAAACCTCTAGCGTGTACTAGTGTGGGTGAGCAATGGCGGTCTGAGATCGCGACAACCAGAGGTATCATCGAGCCTGGAGTTGGTAGTTATATAGGATGGAGTGTTTATATCCCAGAAGGTTGGGACCCTGCATTCACAGATAAGAAGATGTTTTTGGCACAAATACACGGGGGTGAAAGCTGCACATCTGGCGCAACTCCGCTGTTAGTATTCAATGCTAGCAAGGACGATTGGGGATTCTATAACAATTGGCAAGGCGAAAATGCTGTTGTGAAGAGGGGTCCTATTGCTGATCATGTAGGGAAATGGACTGATTGGGTTGTATACTATAAGGCGTCATCTGGTAGTGATGGACGACTGAAGATATGGAAGGACGGCGAGCTGTTTGCCGAGAAGGATGGGCCTAATGCGTGTGATGTATCACAACCGTATTTCAAGGTTGGGTTATATCAACCACCTAACGGTAATGTTGTGGTGTATGCAGATGAGGTTAGGATAGGTGACAGCATGGAGGATGTAACGCCTCCTCCTATGCCTGTTGATCCTACTCCTACTCCTGAGCCAGACCAGTGTGAGGTAGGTGTTAGCTATTGGCGTGAGGATAGTGATGCCGCGTTTAACGTGAAAGTGGTGGGTTGCCCTGAGGTTAACAAATACAATCTTATGTTGACTCCACAATAAATGATTAGGACCCGCTGTAACAGGCGGGTTCTTTTATACTCGTTCGTTATACTGAGTTTGTGTTTGATTGCGTCACGGTATATATGAGCGAGAGAGACGATTCTAGAGGATTAGACGTGAGGATATATGCTGATATGGGTTATGTTCATAGAGTGCTCAGATTAGGCTATTTGATAGGTTTAATGATTCTTACGCAGGAGGGGACCCTGACATAACTCTTGGGTCCGTTTCTCGTAAAAATTTTGCAGTTGAAAAACTAGTTACAAAACCAGGTAGAATGGGCCTTCCCAAGGGGCTGGTTTTTCTGGCCGTGAATATCGATGAAATATAGTGGTTTCAGCGCACTGTAACACTATTTTTTGTGCTTGGTTCAGGCGCAAAACATAATGCTACAGAGTTACAATCTATAAGCGGGGACGATAAGTCCCTAGCGACTCATAAGGGTTCTGATGGACAAGTATCTATTTAAAGTTTCTGAGCTGGTGGACGCATTCGGTGTTACTAAGATGACGGTGAGCCGGTGGGTGAAGGACGGCGGGTTAGCTACTGATGGGAAGCAGCCTGCGAGAATTCACATCAAAGATTTCTGCGATTTCTACCACAAACATCTGTCCTACTTCCGGGAGGGTGGCGACGATAGCGAGATGAACCCGAGGGACCTCAAAGACCTGTATAACGGGTTGCTTGCTAAGCTTGAATATTATAAGCAGCGCAGCCGCTACTTAGACGCGCAAGAAGTGTTAGCGGAAGTCAAAGCCGAGTACGCTATGCTGCATAATCAGATAACCAAAAATTACGTTACGATGGTTAAAGACGTGGTTAGCATAAGCGACGAAAAAGAAGCCACGGAATACCTACAAAAGAACGCTGCTATGTTATGCGAGTCTCTAAGGCTCGCAGATGTGTTGCAAGAGAAGGTAGACGGTGCCATGCATGAGGAAGCTGAACTTGAGGAAGGGTTGAATGAGATTCAAGACAAGTTTGAAAAAAATACGGGAGGAGATATTTAAACCGCCTCAGTATGTTAGCCTAGTTGAGTGGCCTGAGAAATACAGGCGAGTCACAGGGAACAGCGAGTTCCTTGGTAACTGGAGCAACGATAATCAGCCGCTAGCCATCAAACCGATGCAGCTTATTCAGGACCCTTACATCACTCATGTATACGTCAAATATCCTGCACAGGTATGCAAAACGGCGATTCTGACGAATTTTGCAGGCTACCTTATCAGTGAGGAGCCTCAGAATTTTATCGTTGTGCATCCCAACAGCGCTCTTTCTAGGGATTTCTCAAAGAAAATCGATGACATGATTGACGACACGCCTAGACTTGCGGACATGATGAGGGGTAGGCCGAGGCGTGAAGCGCTTGATAACATGCAAGAGAAACGCGTGAATGGCATGGAACTCATAATGATTGCAGCCGGGAACGCGCAGAACCTGGCTGGCAGAACAGCGCCAAACGTGGCTATTGACGAGGTTGACGAGTTACAGGACGATAAGACACAGGGCGACAAGACAAAGGTCGTAGAAAACCGGACGAACAGTTTCAGACGCAAGAACATACTGTACACGTCGACGCCTCGAGGCACGAAAGAGACGTCCAAAATACACAATCTAGTGCTTAATAGCCTGCGCTATGAGCTACAAGTAGAGTGCCCTGATTGTGGGCACGCACAGCTTCTTGGCTGGGACAATGTGACATGGAAGGGCAAGGGTAGCGACGGCGATGACGAACCGTCTACAGCCGCCTATGCCTGCTCTGGGTGTGGGTCTTTATGGGATGATTGGCAGCGTAAGCAATCGCTAACTAAGGCATTTAGATCAGACAACTGGGTTGTCGTCAACCCTGACTACAAGAACAAAAAGAAGGTGAGCGTCACTGCCACGCAGCTTCACAATATACACTCATCGCTAGCTGATCTGGTATATGAGTTTCTGGAGGCAAAAGAGGCGGGACCAGCTCAGTTGGTGGCGTTTTTCAATACGAAAATGGCCACCGTGTTTGATCCTGATGTCATCCATGCTGATAACTGGCAGCGGTGTATGCAACGTAGGGAACGCTACGGTGCTGAGCTGATACCTAACGATATAGCGCTGATAACGACAGGCGCTGACGTGCAGGGGGATCGTATAGAGGTTACGGTTCTAGGGCATTACAGGGATGAGAAATGGGTAATAGAGAAACACATCATCCCATACTCGCCGTATGAACCTAAATCATGGTCTGAGTATTTAGCAACGACAAACAAAGTGTACACAAAAGAGGATGGCTCTAAAATCCAGGCCGTAATCAAAGCAATTGACAGCCGCTACGCCAGCCAGCAGGTCCACGAGTTCACTATGAAAAATGTAGCAAGAGGCCATATAGCTATTAAGGGCATAGCAGGCGACTCTAAGCAGTGGATTGATAGAACGAAAAAGCTGGCTCACGGTAACAAATTCTTCTATAACGTAGGTCAAAAGCTGATAAAAGATTGGGTTTTTTACACTATGTCAATACACGAATGCAAAGAGAAAGGCAAACGATTCATTCATCTTCCAGCGACGTTTGTGCAGGATGATTTGCAGCAAATATTTAGCGAGACGTACAACGTGCAGCGCGGTAGATACGAACAGACGCGAAAACGAAACGAGGGTTTAGATTGCCTAGTCTACGCGCTAGCTGCTGAGAAATTCCTCAAAACCAACTGGGACGCCTACGATGAGCGACTAAAAAATGAACATAGAAAAGATAGAAACAATAGTGAGCAACCTTGAGGACGCGCTAATTCTCATGACGGCGGGCAGCGGTGAGGTCAGCGTCAACGTCGAGGGGATGCAGATAACATACAGGTCGCTCACTGAGATTACGGACGCACTGACGCGATTTGAAGGGATGTTGAGGGCGGCAGAAATGCCGCGTGATATGAGGTTATTCTCATGAATGTATTAGATGCAACACGAGACTACTCGCGTCTGAACGCTACATATGTATCCACTGCATGTAACGCCATACGCCAACAGACAAGAGCGCTCTACTTCAAGTCGGAATTAGTGAAGCGATTTGTCAGTTTATACCACACAAATGTTCTAGGGGCCGATGGTTTCGGGTTTCAGTGTCGAGGCAGGTCACCTGACGGGACTCTAGACAAAGTGGGGAATAATAGAATAGAGGCCGCATACAAGAAGTGGGCTAAAAGTAGAGTCACGGTGACGGGGCGACAAAACCTGAAGGGCCTGCAGCAAAGCCTGATGCTTTCTGAGATAACAGACGGCGAGGCGCTAGTGTATCTGATACCACAAAGTGGCGGCGGGTATATGTTGCAGCATGTTGACGTAGACGCGATAGACACTGACCTGAATGGGACTAACGGCGACAACATGATTCTGGCAGGCGTAGAGGTGGATAGATATTACAGACCTCTATATTACTACCTGTTATCGAAAGATAGCCATGACCCCCGCGTCATTCTGTTCCCCGATAAGCAGTATCGGTTACGGGTTCCAGCAAGCAGATGCATCCATGTGTTTAAGCAGGAGTTTGTGAACCAGACTAGGGGCATCAGCAGGTTGCATACAGCAACGCAAGGGTTACAGAAAGTCAAAGAGTTTGTGGACGCCAGCCTAGACGCGGCAAAACTTGGCGCTAATCTGACTGGTTTTCTGAAGACAGTAGACCACGGCGGGCATATACCCGGCGATGATACAAACATACCACTAGAGCAAAAAATAAAATCGGGTACGTTTAAAGCGCTCCCATACGGGATTGAGCCTGAGTTTTTCAACAGCAACTACCCTAATCCAGCAGCCGGTACTTTCACTAAAGACCGCGCTGAGGAAGTGGCGCTTAGTCTAGGGCTATCATACAGTTCGCTTACAGGAGACTACAAGAGCACGACATTTGCTAACAGTAAATTCAACTCGCTGGCAGATAGGGAGTTCTATAAACAGGAGCAAAACTACTGGATTGAGTCGTTCTTAGAACAACTGTATGAAAGACAAGCACCAATGATAGTGCAACGCGCTGGGTTACCAGTCTCCAGAGTTGAGAAATTCTCTGACGTGGAGTTTATAGGTAAGCGCTGGCCGTTACTGGAGCCACTGAAAGATGTGATGGCAATCAAAGAGGAGTTAAAGCTTGGGTTGACACACCAACGCGCTGTGCTGAGGTCAAGAGGTGTCGATCCTGACGAGTTTTACGATGAATTGCAGCAACATATGGAGGACATGCGGCAACGCGGTATACCGACAGTATTCGAAACTGAGGCACTGAACAATAAACTACTGGAGGCTGAACTAGAGGGTACAGATGAAAACGATTAGTTATGAGAATTTCTATCTATCCACTGACGATGTAGTAGATAGAGGCGGCTACGCTATCAAACTGATGCACCACAATAACAGCATCAGCAACATGCAAGAGCTGCTAAGTAAAGGGTTGAATATTCTAGAAGGCCATGACCCATTAAGCCCAGCAGTAGGCAAAGTCACTAAGCTAGCAGTAGACGGGCGAGGGTTGAGTGCCTTTGAGGTCGCCCTATACAACACTGCTAAAGGTAGTGACGCATACGAAATGCTATCAGCAGGTTACGATAGCGTGAGCGTAGGTGTGACATTCGATGGGGATAATATAGAGCAGAGCGAAATAGAAATCGGTGGCGAGAGTAAACCGCTGTTCACGGTTAACAGGTTCAGCGTTGAAGAGGTTAGTCTGGTGGGCGTACCGGCTAACAAAAATGTTGGGGTGTTTAATGACGTGAAGGAAGGGAAAATAACGCTATCAGCAGTAGTACCTAGCAACAAACTAACACTAAACGCAAACATAGAAGGTAACAAAGAAATGACTATTGAAAAGAAAGCTGAGCAAGTTGATGTCAACAAAATCCGTAGCGAGGCCCTTGCTGCTGAGCGCGGTCGTATCAGCGAAATCGGCAAACTAGGTAAACAGGCGAACCAAGAGCAGTTAGCTGCCCAGGCTATTGATAGCGGTGCTACCGTTGAGCAATTTAACGCTAGTCTGGTAGCTGCCATGTTAGAAGCGCAGAGCAAACACGAACAAACCAAAAAAGAGGAACCTTTAAACGCTATGAATTTTCAATCAAATATTGCGATGGGCATGCCTACTCAAGCCGAACCCAAATTAAGCATCGCCGGCGCTTTGCGTGACGCTTATTACGGGCGTACTGATACCGAGAATTTCGCTAGGATTCAGAGAACAGATCATGGCATTTTACTGCCTTTTTCTGAGAATTTTGCTATGGATTCGACAGTTTCTGGGCGTGGACTAGAGTGGGTACGTGATGAGAATGGCGGGTTTGTCGAGGGATTGAATCCCACCTCCATCTTAAGCAACTTGAATGTCCGCCGCGAGACTACAGGTATTGCTGCAAACTATGATATTTACACTGACGGCTCCAGTCTGCCCACCGTTGTGCAGCACAATCGAGCTGACGGCGCTGTTACTGCATCCAATGCCAGCACTGATAAGGTTAGCATCGTGCCCGTAGGTTATGGCGCTGAAATCACCATGTATGCCAATTTCATGCAAGATACAGGCGGTGAACAAGCAGTACGTCGCCAACTGAATGAAGCATATGGCCAAGCGATGGATAACGCGCTGATTTCTATGTTGAACACAGCCGCTGCGGCTTCCGGCAATGAGACCCCCGACTGGACTTTAGGCGCGCCTACCTATGATCAGGCTCGCACTGTCCTCAAGCTGCTCACATCTAAAAACGTAAACCGCAGAATGGTTACTACGCTTATGAGCGGTGAACTTTACGATGAGTTGGAAGCCACGGAACGATTTGCCGGAACTGGCATGACCGTTGTTCGTGACGGTCGCTTTTTAGGCCGCCCTGTAGTTGATTCTAACATCGTAGCTGATGATAGCATCTATGCGTTTGACGCCAGTAAAATCGTTGTTGTTAATTTCGGTGCTGGCTTGAGCTTGAAGATTGATGATACTATTTTGCATCAGCAGGGCGCGGTTAAGATCAAAGCCTACCTTCAAATGGGTATGGGCGTTATCTATAGTGACGCTGTAGCGCGTGGTCATGGTGTCTAATCATGAGTTTACAACAGCATGTTGATGCTGTTTTTGGTGGGGACCTAGCGGTCCCCGCTACCTATACGAGCAGCGGAAACGACACAAATATACGAGTAGTATATAGAAAAAACGTTGAGCTATTGGCAGGTAACGCTATCGCTCGCGTAGACTACGCAAAAATTCGCGTCTCTGAGGTACCCGAGCCGAAACGCGGGGATATTGTGACTATTGGCAGTGAGGTGCGGCGAGTCGTGGAGGTTAACGGTAGCGGTACCTATTTGTGGGAGTTGATGCTACGATGATTAATACCATCATAACACGAGTTAGATCGATTCCTGGGGTCACGCTGTATGAGAACGAGGAGCAGGTGTTGCAGGATGCGATGACAGGCCTTACAGACGTAGCTATTGTGCTTGAGGTAGAGGAGTACAACAGTGTGCCTAGCACCACGGAAATCACTGATCATTTTCATCGGTACGACGTAACACTGGTTTTCACACTGCATTGTTTCGGCGATGCTCAGGACGGGGAGTATCTGGCTAGGTGTGAGATGATGCGTAACCTGGTGAGGCTCAACATGGATTTATCTAAGTTGTTTGGGACATCCAAGATAATGCCAACCAGGACTGCATATGAGTGGTTAAACACTGATTCGGTAGCTAAAACTAGCATCAGTTTCGAATGTAAAATTTATGAGAAGTGGAGCATACAATGATAGCCCAAGGTTCGCAAACAAGAATATCATTCATTGATGAGGTGACGCCAGGCACTACGCCAGCCACGCCAGCAATGCAGGAAATCAGCATCGTTTCATTCAGCTTAGGCACCGAACGAGATACAATAGAGGATGACTCTATCCAATCAAACAGGCAGCCTTTAGAGGCCCGCACTGGTAACAATAACATCACTGGCCAGATCGTTTTTAAGCTGCGCCATGGTGCCTATAACTCGTTTTTTGAGTCGTTTTTCGCGTCTACTTTCAGCGGCGGGGAGCTTACAGTAGGAAGCACCAAGAAGACGTTAACCATCGAGCAAGCGCACACGGACATAAGCCAATATCTGATTTACCGTGGCGTAGTGGCTACAAGCATGAGTATTGCTATCGATGATGCGAGCACTATTAACGTCACTATGGATCTTTTGGCGTTGTCTGAGACATTACAGAGCACGTCCATTGCTGACAGTGTCGTTCCGGTGCAAGACAAACCGGCGCTGATACACAGCGATGGGACTATCGGTGAGGGCGGTTCAACTACAAACATTGTGACTAATCTATCGATGGATGCGAACAACAACTATGTGAATAACTATGCGTTAGGTGATAGAGACCCTATCGAAACCACACAAGGGAACTTTACGCTTTCTGGCACACTTAGCGCTTATTTCATTGATGAGACGCTATATAACAAGTTCTTGAATGAATCAGTATCCAGTTTGACCGTCAACTACACTGATCTAGACGGCAATACGTTAGACATCACTATCCCAGCATTCAAATACGGCGGTGCAGGTCTGCCCGTGCAGCCTGAAAGTATGGTTTTAGAGATGCCGTTCACTGCTCATTACGACAGCGTATCCGGTACTACGTTAATGATTGAGGAATCCTAATGGCTATTAGATTAGTTGATCCCACGCTGATCCCTAAAAGCGCGGAAATGGAAGTCAAACATCCTGCCACAGGCGAGCCAATCGGGTTAACCCTGGTTGTAAACCCAATCAATCGGGTAGCCGAGGCTGCGGTTGAATTATCAGTATCATGTAAAAACGATTTTGCGTACGCGCGCGAACTGCACGCCGCAATGGTATCCGATATGAGAGGCCAGGCCATCGAGGGGGATGTAACGGCGGAAACCATCAGGGAGTTTATGATTAATCCTGATCATTTGTTTATCCTAGATCAGTTAGTTGTGTTTGCCCGTGAGTTGAACGAGGAGTACAGCGCTAAAAAAAAGTAGCGCTTGAATACTACGCGTGGTACTACGAAATGCATTCGGGTAGCCCATCAAGATACAGCCAATTAGAGAAAGCGGTTAGGAAATTCCCTGAACTGAAAAAGAAGCTGGAGCCGCCTACTTATGTGGGCGGCTACGCCACTCTAGCACGACTAGTTTTTGAGTGTGCAGGAGGTGGGTATGCTGATCTATTAGCAGCGGTTGAGTTTAACGGAATAGAGCTGAATCCATGGTCGCGTAGTTTCATCATTGAATTGAATAGGATTATAACTGATGGCTAGAACAATTAGATTGAATTTCGATGTTGATTCGCGCGGCATAGCGACTGCCGACAGAGGGCTACGCGGGCTTAGTGGGAGTATGGGGCGCGTAGCAAACAGCGCTAGGGGCATAAAGAAGTATTTTGGCGGGTTTAACGTTGCTAGTATAGCTGCTGCTGCCGGCATCGGCTCATTGTCCGCAGCCTTAACAACAGTGATCAGCAAAACAGCAACCTGGGGAGACACACTAGCTAAAACAGCGGACAGTGCTAATATATCCATTGAGGCATTACAGGCTATGCGCTATGCTGGTGAGAGAGCTGGTATATCTATAGAGCAGACTGATAAAGCGGTGCTAGCATTCAACAAACGCTTGGGTAGAGCTGCTGATGGAAGCGGGCTTGCCGCCGCCGGATATGAGACACTAGGCTTGTCTGCTAAAGACCTGCTATCAGCAACAGAGAACGGGGATGACGCGCTAACTACTGTTATAGAAGCCATCGCGGCTATTGAGGAACCGGCTAGGCGATCAGCGATAGCGACACAGCTATTGGGTGATACGTACGGCAAGAGGATTCTACCTCTACTCGCTAAAGGTACTGAAGGCGTCAGGGATGTAGTAAGGGAAGGCCAGCGACTAGGTTTCATATTCACAGAGGAGGAGATAAGGCGGACAGAGGGATATGCAGACGCATGGTTAAACCTGACCACAGTAGGGACAAACCTATCCAGGAAGCTAGGCGTCGAACTGATTCCTCATATTACTGATTTTATGACTAGGTTGTTAGAGAACGACGATCTAGTACCTAATCTGTACGATGCGCTGGAGGACGTAGCTGGTGGGGCGGTGAGTTTTGCTAGGGGTATGAAAACGGCTGTTAGCGGGCTAACGCCTCTGATTAACGACGTAAAAACAGTAATAGACCTAGTCAAAGCGGCTCAGGAAGGGCTGACGGGCCTCATGAATCAATACAACTCAGTCAAAGAACTAGGGTTGTTTGAGCACCTAAAGCAGGGGTTTTTTAACGACATAGATAGGGTATTTGGTAGGGGTAAAGAGTCGGGCATCGATGGTTCTACCAGTGGTGGCGTTATAGTTGACGGTTCAACGTCTGAGGCAGGTGCAGGCCAGCCCGCAAACAAGCGCTACAGACAGCCAATCGAGTTACCACCTATACAGGTCGCTGGCGATAGGGTACCAGTACAACCAAGCACTAACGACGGTGGTGACGGGGACACACCAGAACCACCATTACAGACTCAGGCTGATACGCGCGCCCAAGAGCAATACAGGGCGATGCTGAAGGATAGGAAGGAGTATCTACGTGATTTTGTTATGTTCACTAGGCAGTTAAACGCTAACAGTCTGGAGGATGAGCAGCTACAGATACAGGCTAATTTGCAGATACGGCTAGATGCGTTAGAGCAGGAAAAGCAGGCAATTAAAGAGCGTTTTGGGCTTACTGAGGCCATGTCGCAGGCATTCGCAGAGCGTGTCACAGCGATCCACGTTGAGGCCGCTGAGGCGCTGAAACGACTAGCTGAGGATATGGTTACCAGTGTCGAGGAGCCAATGAGCCTCCTAGAGCGCGTCGGGCAAACAGCGGTAGGTAGATTAGGCAGCGCTTTCGAGGGTTTTTTTTCTGGCCAAAAGCAGAATATGAAAGAGTTCGCGGCAAGCTTTATAGCTGACATAGGGCGTATGATAGCCAAAGCAGCCCTACTCAAAGCCGTTTCCGGTATAGGTGGTCCTGCAGGCGGTTTCTTATCAACGGCGCTGGGAGGCACTACAGCGTTCGCTAATGGTGGCGTTCTAACTAACCCTATGCAGTTCCCTATGGCCGGTGGGCGTGGCGTTGCGGGGGAGTCTGGCCCAGAGGCTATCCTACCATTAAAACGAGGTAAGAACGGTAAACTAGGCGTTGCGGGCGCTGGTGGCGGCGGTAACACAGCGGTCGTCAATAACAACATTACGTTCCATGCTAGCGGTAATGAGCAGACTGATCGCAACAGCATTCAGCAAATACGGATGGCCGTTGATATGGCAGTAAAACGACAACTGGCTGAGCAGCGTTACAACACAAATAGAGGATATTAGAATGGCTGTACAGATGCCACACGCGAACAGGATAAGCCAAGGGGCCACCAAGACCCCGCAAATCAATTGGCTACGTGCTCAGTACGGGGATGGCTACGAACAGCGAGCGCTGAATGGCCTCAATGCTGTGAGGATGACCTACGCTATATCATGGAACAATCTAATTCCTAGCATAGCGGACGAGGTGGAATCTGATTTGATGGATTCCCTATCGTCGTTCCTGACATGGAAGGGTCGCTCGTGGTTCCTCGACAGTTACAGCACTAGCGAGGGGCAGGGCGTCCTGATAACAATCACGGCGAGCATATCAGAGAAATTCTAATGGCTAATATCGAAACTCACATACAGGAATCCAACATGGGCCCATTCATTCAGTTGTTTGAATTGAATGACGGTACAAACATATTCAGGTTCACTAATGGCACGGACGCTAGTGGTGGATTTATATCATTTGACGGTAATGATTATACGCCATTGCCGTGTGAGTTGAGAGACGTGCTGGTATCCACCACACAACCTACGCGCCCTACATTAGTGTTCAGTCAACTAAACAAATTCCTGTTTTCTGCGCTTGCGTCTGGCGATATAGTTGGCTCGACACTGAAAAGAACAAGGACGTTTTTGGAGGATTTGGCCACTCCTAGCGAAATACTACCAGTCGAGGTATTCATTGTTAGTGCTGTACGGTCATTGAATAAAGTGGAGGCCGTTCTACAGCTAGCTAGTGCCACAGACATAAACCAGAATACGCTGCCACGTAATAGATTATACCAATCCCAATTCCCAGGTCTACGAGGTCTGTCATCTATATGAATATCGAATCCTACCTACTGAGCCGGTTCCCTAATGAGGCTGGCGGTTTCCTGCTATCAGACGATAGTTTTATCCCTATTGAAAACACGGCTACGGATAAACGCAACTGTTATGAGTTCGACGAATCAGTGCTGTGGGATTACAATAGCATAGTAGCTATAGTGCATAGCCACACTCACACACCTAAACACAGTATCGACCCTAGAGCGCCAAGCAAGGCCGATCTAGAAACGTTGTTCGCGTTGGATGTTGAGGGGTTGATTTATCATTGTGACGGGGAGAACGTAGGTAATCCGGTATTAGTTAATAGTACCAGCATGGAACCTCTGGAGGGTAGGCGGTTCGTACATAACGTTTACGATTGTTGGGAACTTTACAGGGATTATCTAATCAGTAACGGGCGATACGTCGATAATGTCGCCAGACACCCTGATTGGTTCATGCGCGGCGAGTCTATATTCATGGATAACTACGAAAGGCTAGGGTTTATCGAGGTTGATAAGCCAGAACCTGGCGATATGATTCTTATGCGCATTGAGGCAAAAAACCCTAACCATTGCGGCGCGTACCTAGGGCAAAACAAACTGTTACATCACCTACCGGGACGCCTGAGCGGCGTAGACTCATATGCAAAATACCGGAATCGCATCACTCACATATTGAGGCTACAATGATATATCTACACGGAAAGCTAGGCTCCCAGTTCGGGAGCGAGCATAACTTCCAGGCTGGCAGTGCGGCGAAAGCCATCCGATACCTACGTAGCAAGCACGATGGTTTCATGGCAGCTATTCGGGCTGACGGGTACTACTCAGTACGCTACGGCGATAGCGCTATCAACGAGAATGATCTACTGAGCGGTACCGATAGGGATATTCACATCACTCCAGTTGTGAGAATGAAAGGGCGTGGCGCTGGCCTAGCGATAGCAGGAGCGGCTCTGATAGCCGTAGGTTTTGCTACAGGTGGCGCAGGTTTCGGATTTGCGGCAGCATTTGCAGGCGGTGGCGGATTACCCGGTATTGCTGTAACGATGGGGGTGTCATTCGCAATCAGTGGTATAGGTCAGATGCTAGCTCCTAGCGTAGAGCCGGGCGACGTAGGCGCTGCGGCAAAATCCAATATATTGAACGGGAATATTAACTCTACTAAAGCCGGGGCTGCTGTTCCACTGGTGTATGGATTTAGAGTGCGGACAGGCTCATCTGTTATAGCTGCCGACGTGGAAATCGAGGAAACGTTATGAATATCAAATTTGAGGGTGGCGGTGCTTCTGGTCCTGAGACTGATGATGACACGCTTGCGGTAAATCAAACGGCTAAACTACTGCATTTAGTTAGCATGGGCGAGATTGGCGGCTTATATGACGGCAACAAATCGGTATTCATCAACGGTACTCCCCTAGAGAACAGCCAGGGACAGGACAATTTCGAAAACATACTCATCGATTCCCGTAACGGTACTAGCGATCAGACTGTTATCCCTGGTTTTGTAGATACTACGACTAGCATCAGTGTTAATCAGCAAGTCACTCAGTCAACGCCTGTAGAGCGCATACTAGCAAGCGACAAGGACGCGGCTAGGGTGATCGTAGGCGGGTCTAGTTTAGTAAGGCAGGATCGCAGCGGCGACGTTAGATCGGTTGAGCTGAGCTATAAGATACAAACGTGGGTAGATAGTGCAAAAACGTGGGTAGACGCAAAAACCGTAACTCTGAATGAGAAAAACAGCGCGGGGTGGTCTAAAGGCTATCGCATACAGCGAGACGCTAGACATACAGGCGCAGAGGATTGGAAGGTGCGCGTAGTTCGTATCAGTCCTGACAGTTCGCCAGGTTCTGACCTCCAATATGAGTTTGACCTGTTTTTTCAGCGGATTATCGAAATCCAGGAAGTGCAGTTAGCGTATCCTCATCGGGCGCTTGTCTCTACTAGTATCCCTGCCGAGAGCGTGTCCTCTAGCATCAACTCTATTGAGTTTGAGCTGGCGGGTATGTATGTAGATGTACCTGCTAATTTTTTACCCGAGGGTGGCTGGTACAGCGGCGAGTGGGACGGTACATGGAAGAGCGCCATCACTAGCGACCCGGCATGGATTGTTAGGGATTTACTGATAAATCATCCAGAACTGGCCAGTGTTTTTAACGCTGCAACTGGCGAGAATGACAACATTGATTACTCAATGGGTATCAGCCCATCGATGATTGATGACGTCTCATTCTATAATGCGAGTGAGTACAACAGTGTCCTGAAGATAGATGGGAACAAACGCCACACCTGTAACATAGCTATAACCGAGAATAGTAAACCTATTGAACTGCTGAGCAAACTACTGGCCGCTAGTAAATGCTCGCTCGTGACTGTAGGAGGATTGATAACTCTAGTGCAGGATCGGCCAGCTAGCGTCGTTTCCGTAGTGAGTAATTCCAGTGTTATAGATGGCATGTTTCAGTACTCGCAATCAGAAATAGCTAACAGGCTCACTCATGTAACAGTTGAGTACCGAGACGCGAGCAGGGGCTACGAGCGCCGGATTGTAGGCGTAGAGGGCACGCCAGCACAATTAGAGAAGTTCGGCTATAATCACATCCACCTGGACGGCCTCGGCATAGATAACGAGGCTGAAGCAACACGTTATGCACTCTATATGCTAGAGACCAGTCAACGAGAAATTAATATGTGCTCGTTTGCTGTGTCGTTTGAGAAAGTGTTGATGACTGCCGGTGACATCATCCTAGTCGTCGATGACTCATTCATGGGGAAAGCATCCCAGGGGAGGTTGGCTGAGGAATTTGGGCACACCTACGCCATTCTCGACAGGGACACTGACGCTGAAGTAGGCGACACAATCATATTTACGTTCCCCAGTGGTGGAGTCGTATCTAGATCCATAACAGCTATCCCATCCGCCAGGCGCGTAGAGTTCAGCCGTATCAACGGAAAACCTGTTGAAGGATCCATTTGGGTTATAGAAGGGGCCATTAAAGGACGTCAGTTCCGAGTGGTTGGAGTGCAGGAGTCCGAGCCTCATATATTCAATATCACATGTGTGCAGCATGATGAGGATAAATTCACTGTTATAGATGGCGGCGTGGCAGGTGAGCCTGAGTTATATACAGACCTATCATCACTAGAAACAGCAGCGCCTATTGGTGTGACGTTCAGAGAGGTTGGTTCTGTAATAGAGGGTGTCGCGATTAGGGAGCTTGTTGTTACTTGGGTTAACCCAATTCAGGAGAAAATAAAAACATGGAAAGCATACTACAAAGTTAATGGCACTACATACGCACTACCTGACCTTGTAAACAATGAGGTAACCATTCCGGCCTCCAAAGATGGCCTCTACGAGTTCCATATCGTGGCGGTTAACTGGCGTAATGTCAGTAGCCCTAAAACAGTAGCAACATACTCACTAAACAGCAGTGGCGGCGTATTATCTACGTCCGTAGGCTCGCCCACAAACAGGAGACGTAAAGGAGCGGGGCTAGGTGATTCCGATAGGTTCAAATTCTACGGTCCTGATTTAGCTGTCGTGTGGGAGTATGGCTATGATGCGTTTCCTGAACCTGCTGGGTTTCTGGTGCGTATAGATAGTGACTCTAACCCTACTAACTCGTATAGAGTGACAGGGAGGGAGTTTATATATAGTTACGCAATGAACGTTAGTGATCATAATGGCGTTCCCGAAAGAGATGTGTCGATTTTTATACGTTCTATCGACACGTTTGGTAGGTTGTCTAGTGTGCATAGCGGGGCGTTTAGAAATGATATGCCTGCTGCGCCATCGCTGACAACGTTTGCTCATTTTGATCGTATTGATGTATTCATAAACGACACTACTGATAGGGATATAGCGCTGTACCAGGTATGGGCCAGCACCACTAATCCACCAGCCCAAACGGCAGGCAACCTAGTTTTTGAGGGTACGGATAAACGGTTCAGCGTCCCAGCAACCGCTGGCACCTGGTACATCAGGGCGAAAGCCATTGACACATTTGGGCTTGAAAGTAAGTCAGGCACTTTAGGCTCAGTGTATACAGAGACCAGCCTCAGCTACGATATTCCTAGCGAGCAGGAAATTCTGGACGCCATCGAGGAAGATAGATTAGAGGATTACTCTCTCGGTTCCTACGATATAGTTTTCAGCACTAACACCGCTGGAACTACGTTGTCATGGACTGTAGGATTTATAACGAGGAGGGATAATAGGACGGGCGCTACAAGTTCCTGGCCTGTCGCGGCAGGGTCATGGGTACACACGCAGGCCGGACGGGTTAATGCGTATTTCGATACAGATAACCCACAACTAGGTATACAGTTTTCGTATCAGTGGCAGCCAGTCAGCGCTAAACCTGTAGTTATACTGGTGAGGCACACAAATGGCGGCCAACTCATACAGGAGGTGCATGGCAACGGTAGGTTATCGCTAGACAGGCTCTATACTAGAGAATTGGAGGCAGGTAATTTCCAACTAGGAACTGGTAACGTGCTCGAGTTGCGGGCCTTGACTATCATAAACGACCATCTTTCGTCGAATGTTATCAACGCCAGGACTGTAGGCGCTAATCAGATTATCACAAACACTGCTAATATAAACACTGGTGTGTTTCAGTCGCTATTCGCTAACAATATCACGGTAGATAGAGGTAATATCGCTAACACACTAGAGAGTGATAATTACAACCCGGTCACGAAACAGGGCATTCAGCTGGATTTCGCTAATGGTATCATACGAGGCACCGGATTGCAGATATATGATACTAATGGTAACTCTATCGTCAGCACTGCGGGTATTGATTTCAATAACGTTTTTGGCACTAACAAACCAGAAAACGGTGCTACTGTTGGCGCTTATTTCGGGGTGAATATTGGAGGGCAGATAACACCCAGCACTGCTGGTACGTATATAGCCAACGGCGCTATCAATAACGCCCTGATTGGTAACGTGATTCAATCAGCGACAACAGGTTTTGGAGGGAACCCAGTATGGAAACTAGATAAATTAGGCAACGTTGATATATACGGCGCTTTGAGGGTCTACAACAACACAACAGGGAACGTCATACTAAATGCCGGCGGGGTGAACTGGCAAGAGGTGACGGGTAGTGGTGTGCCAGAGGACGGAGCGACTGTAGGTGCTGACTGGAATAATAACCTAAGTAACGTGCCTGTGGAGGATATTTACTCGCCCAGCCAGAATATCCTACCCAACCCATCGTTTGAGAAATGGGATTCCGCTTTACCTGACGGATGGTCTCCCTGGGCGGGAACCGCTGCCAAAAACACTACAACAAGCGGGCCAGGAAAAAATGCTGCGTATTTTGCTCCCCGTGCTGCTAGCACTAACCACGGAATACTCAGCACAGCTAGATATACATCGCCGCTACCTACAGGCACAGTGCTGAAATTCAGTGTTGATGCCAGGTATGGATCATCTGGTGTGGGGTACCCAGGTGTATATGTTGTACTCTACGCTGACGCAGCGCTCACTCAACCGCGGGTTAAAACTGTACGTGTACCAGCACTGAGCGAGGCACTCGAATACCACAAAATAGTATTTACATTTGCGCCAAATGAGGGAGAACAGATATACGGGTACGATTTTTATCTAATGGCTTCCTGGAGTGCAATGCCCGGCGGCAGTTCTACACGAGCAGCATGGTTTGATAATGCCAGCATTGAGTATATGCCACCTATGGATCAGGTGACGTTTGATACAATGTTCCAAGGTAACGTTCTGATAGACGGCGATTTGTACCTGTCTAATGCTAGCACAGGGCCTCAGAAAATAACACCTGGGGGTATAACACGTTATTTATCATTCGAGGAGACTGATTACATTTTTGATCAAACTAGCGGTCTGGCCGCCGAAACGTGGCATTTAGTGAAAAACAGGACTGTCGCCAGTCAGGATTTGGGTGTGAATGTCAGGGTACTGCCTAAAGTGATGGTTGATGTGGGTAATGTGCGCTCAGGCGCGAGTGGGTCCTATATAGTAATACGGTGGTGGCAGAGGTTCCAGGTGTTGGTAGGTTCTACGTGGACAGCCGTATATGATGAACTCTGGAGTTCCGGCGGGCACAGGCCGTATGTTATCGGTGTAGGTAGTGGAGCAGGCGGGGCAGCCAGCACTATTCAGGACTACACATCCGAACTGCGAATACAAAACAAATTCAAACCAGGGGTTGTGGCACCTGGAGGGCAGTATAGGGTTCTACTATATATGTCATACGGCCAGCTAGGACCTGCCGGTACTGGATTTGGAGCGGATTTCAGGAACATACGTATTGAGTTTTTGGAGACAAATAGATAATGGACGGCAGCATAATCAACAACATACTGGTGTTTGATGTAGATACTGACAAACCTCTTTATACGTTGAACGTGGAGGAGCACGTTAACCCATTTGACGCCCTCGTGCTGAACGAGGGAGAGGATTATATCGTGTTAACAGAGCCTCGTAGACCTGATGATTGTGAGGTTTGTGGTGGCGTATTGAGGCTGAGGAGGGAGCCAAAAGCGGAAGTACCAGACGTTCCAGAACCATATCAGGTAGCTCAGCGTGATCTATCTGCACTGAGATCAAAAATATAACTCACAAGGAGGCCCCGTAGAGGAGCCTCCCCTTCACAGAGGTGACTAATGGCGACACTGAGACGCAATACACAATTATTAGACCTAGAGATCAACAGAGGCGGAACTTTCGTTCTTGAAATT